GTTGGTCTAGACCATTCTCGTTCCTACCACGAAGGTCTTCAGTGCTTTCGATCTTGAGCAAGTTGTTAAAGTTTTCTGACAAGTAGTTGTTAAGTGTTTGAGTAACAGATGAACCTGTATCGCTAACGTAGCTGTTACGAGAAAGCAATTCGCCTACAACCCACTTATACACAGCACCGACATCGTAATTAACAAGACCTAACTTATTAGCGATGATAAGCCCTGCGATAATAACCGCGTTACCGTTAGACCAGAACCGATGCTCCGTGCTAAGTCCCGCCGCTTTGTCCAGACGTGTACGCACAGACTCAACAATACGGCGTACTTCTTCTTTGTTGTTTATAACCCATTGGATATACTCTATACCTATATGCCCGTAATTGTTCTTGAAGTCGTTTATGAGAGAGGCTGTAGCAGTGTTGTCCCCCTTAACGAAGTCCATCTTTTTAACACGTATCTCAAACATCCGGTACATCTCTGCTTTCGGCGATGCTTTGTGACGACCCAGTACTTCCCATGCACTCGTGTTGCCTGAGCTTAACGCGAGCAGTTGCCAAGGTTTACCCCGCGCCCGTTCCGTGTTGCCGTTCATAGACATACGGTTTTTCTGCCGACCACCAGACACCTGATAAACGTAGTCAGACATCTGCTCACCTGTTACGTTAGTCATCTCATCCGACACTAAGGGTATGTTGTGCATCACCTCGCCACGTAGCATACGAGAGTTATGTGTATCTTCCGGCTTGTTCATCAGATCGTCAGGGCTCCCCCATATACCGATTGCCGCCATCTGTGCAGTAGTTTTACCTACACCCGAACCGCCGTACAGGTGGATAGACATACTGTTTAAACCCGTCAAGGCCATGAGAGGTGAGCCGAAGCCAACACCAACCACGTATTGATGCAGTTCGTAGCTTGGTTTGTTGTAAAACTCTAACAGTTCAAGGTTCTTTTCTCGAGTACCTTTAGCCTCAAACGAATCCATTAACCCTGCTGTACTAGAAGAAGATGGATTAAAGTCAGTACTTGTCGCAGTAACTAGCTTGTCACCTAATACGAACGCTTCCATGTTGTCGTCTGCCCAACCAAATTGTCGGTGCGCCTCGTCGGCTACAGTTGTACGCTGTAACTCGTCAACCCATTTTGTTGTGTATGCCATAAGTTTGTCTGTACCCTTTCCAAATGCAGTTACGCCTTCTTTTGCCATGCACTTACGGAACTCCTCACGGGAAGTTATACTCGTAAGAGGCACGTTAAACTGGCGCACACCGTCTCGCGGTAGATGTAAGCGAAACACTAACGTCTCACCTAGCTCGATGTCATGCAGACGCCGAGTAATATAAATGTCGTGATGGTATATAACCTCTTCTTCGATGTCCCCGTCAGAGTTACTACTGCGTAAGAATACGCCACCCGCCGCTCCACGAAAGTAAGGCTTAGGATATTCTGGTATCTCAAAGTCTTCGGACTTCTTTACCCCTGCCTTTAATATCGGTGCAGACACCACCACTTCACCTTCGGACTCCCGAATACGTTTACCCAGTACAATCGGCGATTTGATCTCGTTCCATAAAGGGCAGTTCTCACATGTACCTTCGTTAAGGTCGTTGAAACGCGCACAGGTGTATGGGCCTTTTATCTCGTCCATCTTCTTGCGCATATCTGCTTCGTTGTATGCAGGGTGTTTCTCTGATATCTTTACTGCGGCCATGTCCCCATCACTACAGAACTTTGCAATAGATAGACCTGCTCTCCATAAGGGTTCACTTATCTCTGCTTGGTTCATGGCAATATACTTTAACTGCTCACAGCCTCGACCTTCTACAGTTTTCTTGATGATTGTCTTGAAAACATTCTCGCTGTTCTCGGCGTAGGCTTCGTAAAGAGCGTCAGTACCTAAGTCGATCTTGATAACTGGCTTCGCTAATACACCTAGCTTGGATGTAAAATCTTCAAGCGTAATAGGTTCTGGCATGGACACACCAAGAAAGTCTACTGGTAAAGGCGGGTCTTCCTTATAGTTCTTTGAGTTGGGCATACGTAAGATACGTACCACGTCAGCAGTAACAGCAGGGTCAGCGAGTAATCCGTTCTCGGAACAGCACCGCTTTAATCTGTCAGCTTCCACAGCCCATTGCTCCGCCGAAAGTGCTTCGGTAAGAGGCCAATACACATGCACCCCCCGCCCACTGTTAACCATCAAGGGTTTAGGGAGTGCTAGTTTCTTGCAGAAATCGCGCACTGCGGCTACTGCGGCTTCTTTAGTAGGGTATTCGTATGTTGGTCCACAATCCAAGTCGAGGAAGAAAGACTTCAACTCGTGTGCGTTTGCACCTTTACGACCTGCATCCTTGGTTGGTTCTTTAAATGTGCTTAAAGCAAAGTACGTGTTTAGCCCGTCTGCTATAAACTTACGTGTAGCTCTCTCTGCGTCTTCAATAGTATCGTAAAACTTCTGTATACGTACGTCACCTTTAGCGGCAAATACGCAATAGTGTCCTGAGTCGCTGAGTAATCCTTTTAAAAAGTCTAAGTTGTTCATTGTTACTGCTCCAAAAATATGTCGTGGCGGGCTCTCGAAAGGGTAGTAAACCCGCCACGACTGCCTATCGTTAAACTAGGTGACTGACCCCTCAGTCGTCCCAGTTGTCTACGATAGAAGCAAGATCGGCCTCGTCAGGAGAGGGAGCAGTAACCTCTTTCTTCTTGGCGACCTTCTTAGGTTCAGGTGCATCGTCGAGTACAGGCTCTTGCTTTGCCACTGATCCATTACGTTTCGTCTCTACCTTATCGGTTTGAGAAACAGTCAACGTAATTGCTTTGATAGCGTCATCGCTATCTTTCATGGACACAGCTTGATTTAGCTCTTCCTCAGTCAATGGACGGACTGGCTTGAAGAACAGTTTAGGTGTGTCACTGTTTTCGTCAAAATACATCTGCGTAAGCACAGCGATTGACGGTGTCTTGTGGGCTTTAAGGTATTTAGCATATGCTTGCATACCCATCTTACCATCTTTAGCTTCGCCAAATATAGACGTAGCAGGTAGTTGTAGTTGATACACAGTATCGTACTCGCCTTCGAGCATTACAGCGACGCGCTGATTGTAACGACATGCACGGCTCTCGCCTTGCCCAGAACCCTTAATGTTCTGCGGGCAATCCATACAACGAGACGCTTGGCGGGTATCCGCCGGTACATCTTTAGACGGAGTTTGTGTATCAGGAGACCAACAAGCAGGTGGAGTTGGGTTCTCAGGATCGTATGCCCCTGCATAGTATGTACGCGATAACTTTGCCGCGTTGATAATGACTACGTTCAAGAGCCCATCGCTCTTAACATTGACTTGTTCACCGCTAACCATTTGACGGAAACGACCACCACGTAGGCTGATACGGTTTGATCCGCCGCCACCACCGCCACCGGCTAGATTATCGTCGGCTTCCTGCAGTTGTTTAAACAGGTCACTACTTACTAGGGAGTTGCCTTCTCCAAACAATGATACTTCTGACATGTACTATTCTCCTTCTGAATTTGTTTTTGAGGCTTCTTTTTGAGCCTTGTTGGTTTTAGAAGCTAATGCCGCTTCCACTTCATCGAGCCGAAACCGGTAGATATCACCCACCTTTATGTAGCTACTCGCAGGGATTTCACCTGTATATACCCACTTGCGAATTGTAGATAGGGACACTTGGAAGTAATCCACTACAGTATTTATATTCACATATGGCGATTCAATATCACTCATTTTTTCCTCACAGATATTGCGTACTCAGAATCCACATTAAGACCTGCCGGTACTAGGTCAGGGTTTTCCTCAATGAACTGACGTACATGGGTTTGATTTAAACGCTTTTCAAAAAACTCAGGGACTTCGTTATCCATAATAAACTTGTGCATGGATTCCCAGTCGCTTGTCCAATAGCGTTGCTTCACAGTGCGATAGAACAAACCCGAAGCAGTGCGCACACTATCGACCTCGTGTTCCTTGCAATATTCCAGCAGGGCAAGTTTTACCCTGTCCTGCTGTTCTCGGAGCTTGCCCTCTTCCTCTTTATATTTGGAAGTTAACTCCGAGCGTTTGTCGCGTATCTTAGTGTACGCATTAACTAACTTGTCTACTGACACAGCCATGTTGTTCTCCGTTTTATACTTGTATTACTGTCATATACGACTGTATGGTAGTTAGTCAAGTATTTCTTTATATAAATCTATCATCGCAGTGTGTATGTTTATACGTTCGTCTAGCATGCGGTAAATACGTTTTTCCGCGGCAGACCCCGCTAATTGAATTACAGTACACTTTTGGTCTTGTCCCGCACGATGAATACGGGCGTTAGCTTGTAGGTAAGTCTCCAAAGAAGAAGTAGGCCCCCACCATACTATTGTATTCGCCGCAGTCAAGGTCACACCATGCGCGGCAGACTGAGGTTGAATAACTAGGACTTTCGGATCAGGCGTTGATTGGAACCTGTCAAATATCTGTGTGCGGTTAGCCGCAGATACATCTCCTCGTATGACATCAGACGTAACGCCATCATCTCGGAGCTTCTCTACCAACATATCTATAGTGTGTCGGAACGGCACGAATACAATTACTTTTTTACTGCTCTCGTCAATAGTTTCTTTCAACGCTTGGTATCGGCTTCTGATGTCGAACTCTACCGAATCACCATCGTCAGTATATACTGCCCCTGCGCTGATCTGCAGTAGCTTGTTCATGTTGATCGCGGCGTTGGCCGAAGTCACGGACTCCCCTGCTACCTGCATTAACATCTGCTTGCGCAATGTTTCGTAGTACTTCTTCTGTTGTGGTGTCATCTCAACAAAGCGCTTAGTGTAGATCATGTCAGGCAAGTCAAGACATTCTTCTTTAGTAAACCTAATCGCAGGTTGTAGTGCGCGGAACACTGTATCCTTGGCGGTCTCTTTAGGTTTGTAAGAAAACTGCGTGACTTTCCACATGACCATGTCTCTCCATGCCCCAAAGAATCTCGGCACTGCCAATGGGTTCACAAGTTTAGCTAGGCCGTAAGCGTCAACTGGACTTTGTGCGGCAGGTGTACCTGTCATCATCCACAACCAATCGTCTTCTTTGATTAGTTTGTTTAGGGTCTTCCACCGTTTTGTCTGTGCGTTCTTGTAGTGTGTAGCCTCGTCTACGATGAACAGATCAAATCCCCCTGCCGCAATCTCGTCTTTGACAACTTCAACACCATCGTAGTTTATAATTACAAACTCAGCCCCACTGTTGATTATCTTTTTACGTTTCTGTTTACTGCCGTGCGCTACATCTACTGTGCGGTGCATAGCAAAAGAGAATAAGTCGTTGCGCCATGCGCTATCCATAATCGACAAAGGGCATACAACAAGCACACGTTTAACTTTGCCTTGGGTCATAAGATAGTCTGCCGCCCATATAGCCGATGCAGTTTTACCTGTGCCTTGCTCGTTAAAGCAAAAGGACTTCTTGTTCAGCGTCATAAAAGACGCGGTGTCTTTCTGATGGTCGAATGGCGTGTACTGCCCCGGCCAACTGTACCGTTTTGTAATCGGTGATGGTGCGTTTATGTTTAACGAACGCAGGGATAGAACTTCATCTAACCCCCACTTTACGACGACCTTGTTCATAGGTAGCTCCTTGCTGTTGGGGATAGCTGTTGTTATTTGCTTTGGGTTGCGTACCCGTAGCATTATTGCTTTATCCCGCAAAATTTCCATGTTGTTCTCCGTAGTAGTGAATCACTACTTTTTCTTCTTTTTGGGGCTGCTCATAGCACCACCCGCGGCTCGATTTTTCTTACGGCTCTGGACTTTGTACCCGTCCTTGTTTGTGCCGCCTTTACTTAGTGCCTTCTTGTGAGCGATATCTTTACCTTCTCGCTTGTCGGCTTTGCCATTCTTGTTGGCATCTTTACCTTTCTTATCCATCGCACGTCTGGCGCGTTGCCGCTCCATACGAGCTTCATGTTCTCCTCTTGCTTTCTGCTGTTGATATTCTTTCTTATACGGGCGGGGTTTATTTACGTATGGCATTAGTTTGCTCCATTATGGGGACACTCAACTACTTGACAGTGTCGTTTACACAGACCAGATGGCTTTGGATTCCAAACATCCACCTCGAACGCTTTCTCCATCTTAGCATAGTTTGCCAACCATTTCCCCCATAGAAGTTGCTGTAAGTCTATTTCATATTCGGCTTTGACAAGGCTCTTGGCAATAACGAACAACAGACCTGCGTTTAGCTTAGTGACCTCGGGGTAATGTTTAAAGATTGTCAACGCCATCAACTCCAACTGACCTTTGTCAGCGTACTTCGCCGATTTGCCTGTCTTGTAGTCAATGATCCAACCCACCCCAGTTTCTTTGTCTATGATCGCAAGATCAACAATGCCTCGAAACCATACATCTTTTGCAAAGAAACTGCAGGGTTCTAGGTCAGCGGTCAAGCCTAACTTCTGCTCCACTATCTTCTTGCCTTTTTTGTCGTTAAGGGAATCCAACGTAGGTTTTATAAAGTCGAACTTGGCGGGTACAGGAGTACCTTTACCTATGTAATCCTCACATGCCTTGTGAAACTCAGTGCCGTAGCGCATAGCCTCAGTTTCTCTGAACGGATACTGCTTGAGTACCTTCTCATGGTAGAACTGTTTGGGGCATTGCTCAAATGCTTTGATCCGACTAAACGACCACGGCGCGGCTTTACTCATCTTTTACCACCCAGTTTATTCTTGCGGCTATCCTATCCTCCCCTAGAGGTTGGTTGAAGAAGCCTAACGTCATTGCCTTATCGCAGTCTCGGCAGTAATAATCCGCGAACATACCACTATGCTCCATAACAAGACCGTTCCGTAACTCCCAAGTCCGCATTGTTAGCTCGGCACCGTCACAGAGCGGGCAACAAATTAACTCTCCACCACCTAACTTAACCAATTCTCGCCCCTGCGTTGGATTATTTGGAGCCCCAAACATCTGCGCTTCATGCGCATTGACGTATTTATCCTCTGGCTTGCTCATTCCTGCACTTCCTCGACTACATGTAAGAACTTTATACTTGGTGCGTCTTTACGTAGGGCATGATAATCCAGCTGTACCTTTGCTGAATTTACCAT